ATAAGAAAGAATCACCTCTTACACCCCCCGAAGAATTAGTTTCCCCTGAAACCCATGATCAGTTGCTTAAGGATCATGAGGATAAAAAAAAAGATAATTCTCCAGTAGAAGAACCAAATTTCACTCCTAAAGAAATCATGGATATCCCAGAAGATGAGGAAATCCAGGATCAATCTTCATTATCTAATGAAATCGCTCGTGCAGATAACGATGAGATTCATAAGGTTGCTACTGAAGCAAAATGTGAGCATTGTAATCATGCTCGATCTTATCATACAATGGGTAAGACAGCAAAAGATAAATGTAAACTTTGCAAATGTACAGATTTTTATAAAGAAGCGTCTTTAAAAACAGCTGGTCCTTCTGATTTAAATCCCCTCCAAGAACCAATCGAACAAGAACCAACAACTCCAACTCAAGATGTAGTTCCCATGGGTAAGAAACCTTTAGATCATGAGGCACCTCAGAAGGGCGACCGTGTATTCGTCGCGTCTGATATGACTGATGAGAAAGCAGGTTTTGAAGGTACCTTTATTTCTACCTATAAATCTGAGGGTCGTGATCAATATATTGTTGAAACTGATCAAGGTGATTTGCTTGATGTTGATGCACATCGTGTTTCTAAAATTTCAGAGAATGATGGAGCTCAAACCGCAGAACCATCTATGGAACCTATTATTGAGGCTCCTCAAGAAGCGGCAATTCCTGTAACTCCTAAGATGAGTGATTTTCATTCCGCTTCTCTAGATACCGAAGCATTGGCTATTAAAGCCGAATTAGATGATATGCTTAAGATTGTAAAAGAAGCTGAGTCGCATGTCATTATGCCCATGATGTATGGCATTGATGATGATTCTATTTTGCAGTACGCTAACGGCTCTATTTATGCTGACAAGATTAAATCTGGTCAAATGCAAGATGCTGATTGGCAGACCCTTGTAAAAGAAACAGGACGCTGGATGACTCACGTAGGTCGTCAGAAGGTATCCCAGACATTTCCTCCAGAAGCTGAATGGTTTATGGATGACGAACAGGTTAATAAAATTAAGTCTATGTTCAATGTTCTTCCTAAATCCAGTTCTTTAAAGAAAGAAGCTGGTACCACTTGGCATGATCTTGGAATGCCTGAACCTCCTCAAGCTGGTTGGAAGGTCAAACACAGCAGCGGTATTACTGGAACAGTAGTTGATGGGAATGATAAATTTGCTAACGTTATGTTAGATCAACCTGTTACACCAGAACAATTTCGTGATTTAGATATTAGCGATGTTCAGTTCCAACGCGGTGATCATCCTAAGGGTGTTTACGCTATTTATGCCGGTGATGGATTTGGCTCATGGAATGGATCAGTTCCAGGTTGGACTATGATGGATTCTGCTGGTAAACCAATATATCCTAAAGGTTATGCACCAGCTGCTCCAGCTAAACCTAAAGTTGATCCAAAGAAAAAACTTCAGCAGCCTCCAATGGAACATGACGTTAATGTAGAAACTGAACCAGCTATTGATACTGAATCAGCAATGGTTAATTGGACTTGCCCTAAATGTGGTAATGCTGCTTCTGCTAGTTCTGTCTATGATGAAAAAATTTGCATGAAAGATGGTTGTGGTACAAGCATGCAAAAACAAGCTGCTGAAAAATGTAAATGTGGTCATGCTCATTCAGGTGATGTTTGTGATGATTGTAAATGTGGTATTCATCATGAAGCTAGTTTAGCAAAACAAGCTGCTCCTCCAGTTGATCCAACTAAGACCCAATTTAAAGATTATAAGATCACGCCTAAGTATACGCCTAAGCAAGAAGCTGTTCCTGCTACCCCTGAGATTGACGCTGTGTTATCCAAAATGGATGCACTACAACAGAACCTCGGCACTCTAGAGAAGGCTCGGTTGGAGATTCAGGCCAAGATGCAGGAAGAGATGACTAAGGTAGATCAATCTGGTGAACGTGTTCAGATGGAAGCTGCTCTTCAAGAGTCTATTGAAAAGGCTGCAATCCTAATTAATGCAGTTGATTCTAAGGTTGTACAGTGGAAGGATAAGCTGTATACACTTCAAACTGAAGAAGTTCAATACGTTCCTAAGCTTTCGCAGAAGGAAATGCTTGGAAAGATTTATGAGAAGTTTGCCGGAGCTGAGAAGTATGTGAAGGATGTTCTTAATGGTATGCTCAGTCAGGCAAAGAGTGTAACTGAAAACACACTCGTCCGATGGCCTAATAAGAAATCCAGCATGAACAAAGAAGCTACAATCCTTGATGATATGAACCGCTATAACGAAGAGTTAATGGCTGCGCTTCAGGCATTGTCTTCACCTATCTAATAAAGGGACAGTATGGATTTTTTAATAGATTTACTTAGTAATCCTAAGTTATGGAGCATTTTAACGCCAGCTGGTATCGTTACCATGGTGTTAGGATTCGCTCTATATAAGTTATTTGATAAGTATGACAAACTGCAAGAACAACGTCTAGCAGAATGGAAGAGTATGGTTGAAGATTACAACAAACTCACTGTTGACGTGAACAAAACTTTAGATACCTTGCTACGTGTAATTGGTAGCAAGAATGGCAACGGGGGCACAAAATAATATGAGTACTGATAAGCTTACTAAAATCGAAACCGAGGTACGAGAAATCCATACACACATAAAGAATTCTAATTTGAATCTACGTGAAAAGCTTAAGATGATTCAAGAAGAGATGAGTGCATGGCCTTCGTTACATCTTAAAAATGTCAAACGTAAACATAAAAGATCTGTGCGCTAAACACGCTTTCGAGCTGGTTTATTCCTTTGTAATGGGTAATGAATACAAGCTTGGTGGTTCGTGGCGCATCTATAAATGTAGTGAATGTAAAGAATTAAAGTTGATTTCAAAATAAAGATTGTAGTTAAAGAAAAGGCGCGAGGTAATAATGTCTCAATACGACACGATGATAGAGAATGAAATACCTTCTCAACTTGCTAATCTAGTGATGCTTGCGATGAATCCTAGTTATTGGTCATTAACCAATTTAGGTATTGATCTATATGATAATCAGGTTGAAATTCTTGAAGCTGTTTGTGACTTAAGCGTCCCATATGTTGGTGTGCTTGCATCACGCGGATCAGGAAAAACGTATTCCGTAGCTATTGGGCTTGTTAAGCTTTGCTTAGATAACCCTGGATTTCGTATTGGTATCTTTGGACCTAAGGCTGATACTTCGAAGCGTTTGCTTAAGGAAGATATTCTCGGTCGTATTCTCACACCCTCCTCTCCTCTCTACAAGGAAATTGACCCAACCAGAACGTCTAATCAATTCATTCAATTTAGAAACGGTTCAACAATTAAAGCACTTTCAGCTTCTCCTACTGCGACTATAGAATCAGAGCACTTTCATTGTGTGGTATTGGATGAGGCGCATCGAATCTCTGATTTCGTTGTTAAAGAAAAAATCACTCCAATGTTGTCATTGTCTACGTTTAAGACAATCAAGATTGGTATTTCTTTATATAAAAACAATTTTTGGCATAGCTGCAATGATAATGGTACGCGTTATAAGGTCATTAAAAAGTCTTGGGATTTGTGCAACATCTATTGGAATCAAGGCTCAATCTCATATGAGGGAAGAGAATTCCCACGTCGTATCGTAGAACTTATGCCCAAGGTCGTTAAGGAACGATTGTTCCCTAAAGATCCAGCCCTACATTTTGACTCTGTTGAAGGCTACTCTGAAATCGAGTGGAATACTCAATATGAAATGATCTGGATGGAAGATATCAACCTTGTTCTATCAGGTGATCAGCAAAAGAAGCTTGCATCTGGATTGTTCAGTATTTTAACAGCAGGTCGTCCAGAACTTACAGAAAAATACTATTTTGGTCTTGATACCGCGTCAGGTTCGCTTATGCCTGGACAAAAAGATCTCGACTGGACTGTACTATCAATTTTAAGAAAGAATCAAGATAATACCAAAGACATAGTAGCTAAGTATATGTGGCAAGGCGATACAGTTACGCAGATGCAAGAAATTAGGGATCTTGTACATCCAGTTGAGGGCACTTTTAAGTGTATCATGGGATTAGCTGACTTCTCAAACTTCGCTATTGGTTTGATTGATATCTTTAAAAAAGAAGGTATTCCCATAGCTGGTGTAAGTTTCGGTGCTAAAGAACCTGTTACTAGCAAGAACTTCAAAAACGCTATGGTAGATCAATTCGTTTTCGAGCTTGATAGTGGTCGCGTTCAATACCCTAATATCGAGAAGATTAAAAAGAGTAAGGTCTTTACAGAAGGCTACGAGCAGTGGGGTTTATTAGAAAGACACCGTAGCAAAGCTGGAATCAATGACAAGATCTTCGTTGACCCTGCTTCTGGTCACGACGACCATGTTTCTGCTGATATCTTGGCTGTTTGGTGTGCTGATCAATCACAATCATTCGCTGGTAAGGTCATTCGTTCAATGACTGATATTCCTTCACCAATTGCTGGTCCTGCTAATTGGAGTGGTCAAGGTACGCCGTTGCCCGGACAGAACGGTGATCCAAATGCCGGACGATTCTTAAAAGATAGGATGACTTAATTATAATAAAGTCAAAAACTGGTTTTATCTATCGACGTATTGCGATATAGTTATAAGAGCAAACTCCTATGCGAACAAATCAAATCCTTGATGAAGCACGTAAATATCTTTATTATGTTTCAGATGCGTTAAACGGCGCAGCTCAATCTCATTCTATAGGTAGAAAAGAACGAGAGATAGTTGCCAAATACGCTGCTGACATGATTGAGTATGCTAAGGGACTGGAGCAGCTTAAGAATCATATCACCTCGCAAGAGCAAGCACAAAAACGTATTCAAATTAAAGCTGATTTAGAAGTACGTCATGGGGCTCACAAGAAGGTTTTAACTCAAGCAGTTCAGAATCTCCGCATCGTTAGAAACCGTTTAGCTGAGATTAAAAAATCTGGAACTGATAAAGAGATTGAAGAAGCAAAGGCAAGAGTAGATTATTATACGAAACAGCATTCAATTGCTAGTCAAAACGAATCGATAGCGAAACGAGATTTTGAGCAAGGAGCTTAATTATGGCAAAAGCAAAGGGTAATAAAAAAGGAATATCAAAGAAAGGAACGATGTCACCAACTGGATTCGCAGGTGGTGTGCAAGATCCTAATTCTGGTGCTAATGCCTTCTCAGTGGGTATGAGCAAGTCAGCTTCTCTGAGTAAAACAGCAGGTAGTGAATACTCTGTTACACAGACTCAATCATTTTTCTATTCCCCAGAACTTACCTCAGATTCATGGGTATTGCCTAAATCTCGTCAGGAAATTCTGAAATGGATTCGTATTTTCTTTAACCTTGAACCTTATATCCAACAGATCACGATGATGCACTCGTTGTATCCCTTCTCGAAGTTCGATCTAGTTGTATCTGATCCTACCATTAAGAAGTTCTATGAAGAGATGTCCTCAAACGCTGATTTCAACCTATTTAAATACATTTGCCAAGCTTCGCTATCACGAGAGAAATTTGGTGAGGCTGTTTGCTTTGGTAACATGTCTCAAGATGAGAAAGCAGACAAACACGGTAAAAAGATGTATCGTTGGCACAATTTTATTCTTCTAGAGCCAGAACTTGTTGAAATTAAGACAGACATGATGTCTGGTAAAAAGACTTTTGAGATGGTTCCCACTGAGGAAATCAAAGCCCTAATTTCATCCACACGTCCAGAAGATGTTGAGCGCGTTGAAGAACTTAAGAAGTCATCTCCCGAATTAGTATCTGCTGTTATGGAACATCGTAACATTAAGCTTGATGATGAATGTGTATCTCAGATCGCTCGTATCACTGATCCTTCTGCTACACGCGGTACC